AGACCCAAGAAACCCAAGAAGATGTGGTGGAAGTTCAGGAAAAATCAGGGTGAGTTTGAGGTTTAAACCCCTTTACTAAATATACATTGACAGTCAAAAAAACCGCAGAAAGACATTTGGATTTTAATGCTTATCACTGAAAAAGTTGTTGGCGATCTAATTAAAAAATTTGGTAAGCTCTTTTCCTTTAAGAAGACGACTCCAAGCGATTTTCATTCTAAGCTCCAACAAACAACAGCTGGGTTTGAGCATCATTATCATGTTGATGGTCAGCATGTTAATGTTATGTATACAAATCGCGGTAAGAATGCTTATGATGTTGATTTTAAAGTCAACGATGATTTTAGTAGAGCGATAAAGCCAAATTTTCATCCAGTTACAGGACTAAAAATCCTTCTAAGTGTTAGAGATTCAGCACATAAATTCAAAAAAGAAATCAATCCTCATGCTTATCATTTTGAGGCATATGATGCTAATCCATTAATTCAGCAATATAAAAGGCATCTTTATGATAGGGCTGCTAATCGTTTCGCAGAAAAATATAGTGGAAGAGTTAAACACCAAAAGAAAAAGGTTGTTGTAACATTTCCAAAACATAAAATGAATGAAGATGCTGAAAAGAAAAAATCTGGAAAATATAGAGGATTTCAGGATAGCTATTCTCATCAAAATCATAAGGTTACAATTAGATATGATAAAATCGGGGCTGCTGAAAATGCTTATAAAGTTCATTTTTGGGTAGATAAAAAGGTAAAATCTAAGTCTGCCGGGGGAGAATCAGGTAGGACATTACTTTGGAGTGTTCTAGGTCGTATCAAAACATTCGTAAAAACACAAAAACCATCTTTACTTCATATGAATGGTAATAGTGAAGAAAGAGATAGAATTTATAAACATGCGGCTATGTCTATAAACAGGGATCATCCAGGGTCAGAGGTTACGCATATTCCACAAATGGGAAGTCTTGTTCATTTTCCACAACATATAAATACAGAGAAACATAGTCTTACTAAAAAGGATAAGAAATAATGGCACAACATGGTGCAATAGACCAAACAAACAATGCCCCTATTTGGGTGACGGCACAAGTCAATAAAAGTGTCAATACTGCAAATCGCGATGCTTTATATAACAATAACACCCCTGATTCATTTGTTACAGGTGAGCGTGTAGGTGTTTTTGGTGTTGCTGCTAACCAAATGGCTAACACTTTTGGCTCTATTCCTCATACAGGCTGGATTCTTCGTAAGATCGGCACCGGGGGCCGCGCCGGTCGTGTTCAACAAGAATGCCTTGTTGCTGGTGGTTTTAACACAGATACTCATGGCGACGTTTCGCTCTATATTACGACACAACCTATCAACAACACTGCTGCGGACCCTGCTCCTGCAACGTTCCGTGTGGTTGCTAACGCTTATCCGGCCAATACTGTGACTTATCAATGGCAACGTTGGGGTGGGGCATCATTTGCTGATATTTCGGCCAATTCTATTTATACCCTTGTGACAACTGCTGCGATGGTGATTTCTGACGTAACTGGCCTGAATGGTGAGATTTATCGCGTTAGAGTAATGACAGGTAGTGCAGCGAACGTCTTTTCTTCTAATGCTGTTTTGACAGTTACATAATAACTAAAGATTTGCTATGGCCAACAATATCAGTGAAGCGATTGAATCAAAGGATATCCCTGTTGTAAACACAGTCAGTAGTAACGCTTATGTTATTGTTACTACTGACCCAAATGGTAATGCAGAAACTAGGAATGTTTCGATTCACAATCTACTTGCGAATAGCACACATGATGTGAAAGCAGCGAATCTTTATGTGACATTCAATACTACGCCAGCCAATAGCACAGCCAATTGCACTAAAGGACAATATTGGAATGACGACAACTATCTTTACGTGGCGATTGCGAACAACACCATCAGACGTATTGCCCTTGGTGGCACATTCTAAGGAAATTCAAATGAAAACTATCTATGAAGGAAAGCACGGAAATGTTTGTGAGCATGAGGATTTTCCATTTCATGTTGTTGATTCAAACGGTAAACATGTTGGATATTATACGACTTTTGATGTTGCTAAAGAAATGACAAACAAAGCTCCTGTGATAGTGAAGAAAGAAGATAAGAAAGAAGACCCTTCTAAAAAATAATGAATGAATATATCGGAAGACAACTTTTTACTATACTGTGCGAAATTTTATAACAATCCTTACTGTGCGACTCTTGAAGAATTCTATAGTGATATCGTAAGGATCAAATATCTAAAGAAGCTTTTTACTCGTTATGAAAAAACTGGTAAGCTGAAAGAGAGATTGATTCTAAATCATATTATTATCCTAAACAATGTCTTTACTCCAGAGCATGCTACGAGAATTCTGGTTTTCAAAATGGAGGAGTATCTACCTTACTTGAAACCGTTTCTGGAACTCTTAGGGACATTACCAGATGTAGTTACAGGAATTGGAAAGGACGATAAGAAAGTGGATACACGAGAAATAATAGCTGATACACAAATCAATTTCATTCTGAGTAAGCTATGAAAACTTTTCAGGAATTTCTCTCAGAAAGTAAAATAAAACTTTCAGGCGATAAAGAAGCTTTGGAGATGCTATTTGGAAAACCTAAAGCTGATATGTCTAAGCTTCCACAATTCAAAAACAAACCAGGGACTAAAGGTCATTTAGATGAGTTGTTAGCTCAACATGAACATCATTGTGAGCAATGGCACATTCAACACGAGGCCGGCGCAAAAACATTAGCCAAATATCATGGAAAAACCATCACTGCTTTAGAAAAACTTGGGGAAAAGCATTACTATAAACATTATGAGGATTTGTTCAAGAGCAAGCATAAAATTCATTGGGGTGGTAAGACATATGGTGTAAATAAACACTGGTTCTCAAATCAATTTGATAATTATTCCAATGGTAGAGAAGGTAGTAAATATAAGAAAGAAGGCGATGCTGTTTTTGATGCTATCCGAAAAAGGTTGCCAGATTAATGCCTCTTCCAAAGAACGCTAAACCTGAAGCCTGGATAAAAGACTTCGTTCATTCTGATAATCCGAAGTTCAAAGGCAAAGATAAAAAGACTCGCATCAAAATGGCTCTTGCTGCCTACTATGCTAAGAAGGCGGCCGGAATGCGGAAAAAGAATAAAGAAAAGCGATCCAAGAAAAAATCTCTTAAAGAAAATATACTTCTAGAACTATCTCCAGAACCTTGGTCGCCAAAACCTGAACGCCAGCATAATGTAACGGTTCATGTTATGGGATTTGATGATTCACATCCAACTAAAGCTATTGCGCATCATCTTGCTTCTTTTGGAATTGCGGTCCCTGGTAATACACTTACTGAAGCTCATGCCCACGTTACTCAAGCTTTGCCACAAATCCATAAGCAATATTACAATCGTGTATTACATAAGAAGTTTCATCGGATGGCTTATTTTTCTTCATTTGATGATCATGTAGGCACAAAAGATGAAATGGGACCAAATCATGTTGTTCATATCATAAATATTGGAGAAGATGCTGCGATGGCTGTCAACAACATTGGAAGTGGAAACATAGAAGGTGCTGGTGTTGGTCCGAAAGGCGAGCCTGGGGTCCGTCGTAAAAGAAAGAGATATAAAACTCCCCCTGTAATATTTCAAACATTTAGGCGTAGGTTTCTAAAGAATTTGCAAATGCCGGCAAAACTAGCGCTTGACAATAACTGCACAAGCGTCTAAATCCAGTCTTACACACGCCGCTCCTCCCGCGTGTGATGTGCCAGAAAGAGGGAGTGGATTTGCTTCCAACACTCCCTCTTTCTTCCTTCTAAAAAGGTTAAAGACAATGAAACGGAATACTTGGAAATTTACTTATGCCGGAAAGGCTCTTGCAGTCGCATCTAAATTAAAGCTCAATTATCATCAGAGTCGTTTGACTTTCTGGGAGAAGCGCCAGAAAGAAGTTGAAGAGCAAATTCAGAAAGATGGCGTCAAAATTGATAAAAGTCAGCTTCTTCGGATGGCTAATAATGCTGCTCAAGGATTCTCTGCTTCCAATACCTATTCACGTCAACCGACTGTTGAAATCAACGAAGAAATGCTTAAAGATTTGAATGAATGTTTGGATAAAGTAAGAAGTCATCGCCAGTATTTTGATGATTACTCTGGTTGGCTTCAGCTATTCAATGCGCAACCAGAAGCCGAGTTGAAACTTCATCATGACGATTATCTCTATTTCTTTGATGAGAGAAGGAAGCTAGGAGAAGAAGAAAAGGAGTAAGTGTCATGGCCAAAATTAATGTCACCTTCACGACAAAGGAACGTGAATTTATTGAAAGAGTATTACAAGAGTTTTTAGAGAGTAATTCTGAAGTTGATGATGTAAGACTATGCGTTAGAATTGCTGATAAGGTTAATCCACCAAAAATGGAAGAGCCAGATGAACGCGACTCAGAAACAATGGAAATAAAAGGTAATGTCGCACCCATAAAGCGTTGGTAAGACCTTGACCTAAATACCAATTCGCAGTATAATACCACGAATTACGGGTGTAGCTGAGTGGCACAGCGGTAGCCTCCAAACCTACGTCATCAGGGGTTCGATTCCTCTCTCCCGTGCCATCTTCGCGCTGGCTTAGCTCAATGGCTTAGAGTGCCGCACTGTGAATGCGGAGATGGTATGGTTCAATTCCACCAGCCAGTACCAAAAAATTATTATTAGGTGAGTTATGAGATTGTATTATAGAGCATATGAAAGAAGAGCAATTCTTGTTTATAGATATATACCACAACCACATCTACAACAACCAGAGAAAGAAGACGAAGACGAAGAGGAAGATGGTATTCCTATGTTTCTATTATTAGTGATTTTTCTTGTTTTTCTTTATGCTATGAAAGATACTATTCCAGCAACAAGTCCTGTTGAGCAGGCTAAAGCGGATATGATTCAACGCTGCGTAAAAGAAAAAACACCTCCAGATTATTGTTTTGAAATTGCTAAGGAATGGACTGATAAAAATCGTAAATGAATTGGATTGATACGAAATATATCCTTTTAATATCTGGTCGTCTCCAAAAGTTCAAAAGAAAAAGTCCGACACTCTATAATTTTCGGTGTCCTTTCTGCGGCGACTCAACCAAGAATCCAAACAAGGCGCGCGGATATATCTATTCACGTAAGGCCGATTTTTGGTTTGCCTGTCACAACTGTTCCAAATCCTTCACCTTCCCTAAGTTTCTGAAAGAACTAGATGCTGGACTCTATGAGAGTTATCGGCACGATCTTTTCAATGATCGTTATACAGAAACGAACGAAGATAAGTGTACTCTGTCGCACGAAGACAAGTCTATTCTGCTGCGCGATAACAAGTCTTTAGTGTCATTAGAACTAATTTCAGACTTGACTTCACGCCATCCTGCTAGAAAATACCTAGAATCGCGGCTGATTCCTAGTAAGTTCTTTTCCGAACTATACTTCTGCGATAGATTCCAATCTTGGACTAATGAGCAAATTCCCAAGAAGTATGAAGATTATCCATATGAGGAAGAGAGAATTATTATTCCTCTATTTGATCCATCTGGAATAATGTTTGGTTATCAGGGGCGAGCTATGGGACTGAATCCAAAGGTTCGTTATGTTTCAATTATCCTAGATGAAAGCAAACCAAAGCTATGGGGATGGAACAGAGTTGACTTCAACAGAAAATACTTTATACTAGAGGGTCCGATTGATGCCATGTTTCTTTCCAATGCGATTGCAACGGCTGGCGGAAAAATCACATCTGAGTTATTGAAGGTTGGTTGCAATCTGGATAATGCAGTCATTGTCTATGATAATGAGCCAAGGAATCCGCAAATTGTGGCGAACGTTGGGAGCGCGGTAAAAAATAATTATGCTGTCGTGATCTGGCCAAAGAACCTCCCATATAAAGATATAAACGAGATGGTTCTAGCGCACTTCAAACCTGAAGATGTTGAGTTTTTGTTGAAGAAACACACCTATCGCGGGCTAGAAGCGGAGTTGGAGTTTGCGTCATGGAAGAGAATGTAGACAAGACACGGAAGATAGTTGGGTATGATGCAAACAATAAAGCTATTTGGGTAAAATATGTAAATCAAGACTATTGGTTTCTCAAGTCTTTTGAGAGAATCTTAACAGAAGAATTGAAGTTGATACTAAACAAAGAGAATACAAAACAGCTTCAAGAATTGTATGAAGGCGATAAAAATAGTGGTAGCTTTTGGGATTTATCTACACTTTGTCTTAATAGAACTGATCATGACTTCTGTATTAATGCTCATCTACTTGTTCCTGATTTACCTATAGGTCTTCTTAAAACATTTATAGATAAGTTTAGTAACATTCCAGGTAGTGCTTTCAAACAGCTACTTAGTGGATTTGATATTCATCGCAACCTTGATAACGTGAAATATGAGGTTGTTGATACGTCTAAATTTACTGCTTTAATTGATAAGAAGATAGAAGAAAATAAAAATAAAATTATTGTAATGCCTGATCAAGAAAAAGCAACAAATTGGTTGATCGGGCAAATTATGAAGGAAATTAAGGATAGGTCTAAGGTCAATATTCAAGAGCTAAAGGCGACTATCCAAGACAAGCTAAAACCTAAATAAGACAATATCTGTTTAAGCATCCCAGAATCTTGTAAAATGCCCATTTTTATGGGGGTTTCAACTATTTTTTGTAAAGGAGAAGTATCGTATTTCTATGAAGAATTCCCCCTCTATGGACCTATACCAACAAGTCATTCATCTCACAAAATATTCCCGATGGAATGAAGACACACAACGCCGAGAAACTTGGGAAGAGACTTGCACAAGACTTGTTGATTTCTTTGAAAAACATCTCCAAGAAAAATTACAATTTGAATTAGATGCTAAAACCAAAACCGATCTTTTTGACTCGGTTTTTGCATTTGACGTAATGCCTTCCATGCGTGCTATGATGACAGCTGGTAAGGCTCTGGAAGCTGTTCAAGTTGCCAACTTCAATTGCACTTATCTTATCGTTGATTGTATTCGTTCCTTTTCCGAACATATGTATTGTCTTATGTGCGGATCAGGTGTTGGCTTTTCAGTTGAATCTAGGTTCACAAATAAGCTTCCTGAAGTTCCAGAAGAAATAATGCCAACAGACACAACGATTGTCGTAGCTGATTCAAGAAAAGGCTGGTGTGTAGCTCTCAATCAACTCTTAACAATTCTTTATTCAGGTAATATCCCCAATCTAGATGTTTCCAAGTTGCGCGCTGAAGGGGCAAGACTAAAAACATTTGGTGGTTATTCTTCAGGACCAAAAGTTCTTGTAGACCTTTATCATCACATTATCAATGTTTTTCAGAAAGCAAAAACCAGACGCCTCAAACCAATTGAGGTGTTTTCTATTATGACTTACATCGCTCAAGTTGTTGTTGTAGGTGGTGTTAGACGGTCAGCAACAATTGCTCTTTTTGATAAAGATGACTTTGAGATGCGCAATGCTAAGTCAGGTAATTGGGGGAAAGAAAATCCTCATTATGCGATGGCTAACATTTCAGCTGTCTTTGAATCAAAACCGGATTCCTCTGAATTTCTTGGTGTCTGGTCCGATTTAGTGCGCTCCGGTTCTGGGGAGCCTGGAATGATAAATCGCGCGGCTTTATGGAAACAATGTGAAGCCATAGATAGAAAAACAAGAGATGAAGATGATCAGCGTATTCCATTTGGAGTTAACCCCTGTTCTGAGATTATTCTTCGCCCGTTCCAGATGTGTAATCTTTCTGGTATTGCTATTCGTCCAAACGACACACTTCAATCACTCAAACGTAAAGTCAAACTCGCAACAATTCTTGGTACGTTTCAATCCACAATTACTGATTTTGAATACTTGAGAAAACGTTGGAAAAAAAATGTTGATGAAGAAAGACTTCTTGGTGTTTGTCTTGCCGGTATAATGGATCATCCTGTTTTATCAAAGATTTCTGATGAATCTGGAAAATGGTTACGAGAATTGAAAGATGTGGTATGGCAAACCAACAAAGAATGGGCAAAACTTTTAGGGATTTCTGCCTCTACTTCTGTAACAGCTATCAAACCGGCTGGAAATTCTGGTGAACTTTACTCTGTTGCAAGTGGTATCCATCCGCGTTATTCTCCTTATTACATTAGGACGACTCGGGAAAGCGCTATGTCGCCTCTTTGTAAGTTCTTGAAAGACCAACAAATCCCTTGGGAAGTGAGTAAGCAGAATCCACGTGATGTTGTCTTCTCCTTTCCTCAGAAATCGCCCGACGATGCGATCTGCGCGAATCTCATTGCTGGTGTTGATCAGTTGCGCCATTGGCTCCATGTCAAAGAGAATTGGGCCACACACACGGTCAGTTGCTCTATCTATGTCAAAAAAGACGATTGGTTGCAAGTGGCATCTTGGGTCTTTGAAAATTTTGATTCCATCACAGGTTTATCATTTTTTCCATATGATGGTCATGTCTATGAACAAGCTCCGATTCAAGCGATTGATAAAGCGACTTATGTAGACCTACAAAATCAGATGCCAAAAACACTTGATTTTGAGCAATTAAAAGAGTATGAAAAAACTGATAATACAAATGTAAGTCAAGAATTGGCCTGCACGAGCGGAGCATGTGCTCTCTAAATAGTAGTAACGAATATAGGAATAGAAAGGAATAAAACAATGGGTTGGATTACACTCACTTCCGTAGATGAAGGCAATGCAGAATATCGCTTGAACACTAGACACATAGTATGTTATTATGCTTCTGTGCTTCCAGTTGATGGAGAAATCCCAGAGAAAACAATCGTGCAGACTGCGGATGGAAAGACTTGGAGTGTCAAAGAAACTCCAGAAGCCATTGCTAGTATGGTTTGGAACTGGTAAGGAAAGATAAACGATGAAATCTGAAGGCACTGGTGGATTCTAAGAACTGAAAGCCCCATAAATATGGACGAGTTTACGAGGAGTTTAAAGCTTTTCTTTCTCGGCCAATTCATTATGGGGGTATCATTTTTTTGGGATTATTTATTCCATTTGGAACGAAATACAATACCATGGGATATAGCTACTTTTGGCTATTTTTTTGGTATACTTTATTCTTTGGTTTATTTGGTAAAGTTAATCAAATATACCCCTTGACAAGGTAAATTATGGACAGGTATGTAAGGCATGAGTTTGAATGTGGCGACTGTGAGATGAACTACGAAATTCGTCACGATAAAAGTTATGCAGATGAATGTATATGTTGCCCATTCTGCGGCTCTGTAAGTATTAAAAAAATAGACCCTGATGAGAAAGATGACGGAGATGATGAGGAATCTAGACCCGACTTACGAGACGAGGAATAAAGTCGCAAAAGAAATCATGCGAGGATGCTTCGTTGTTGGCACGATATTATTTCTGGCGGCTCTTGCCATGATCTGGGAAATCATATAAGATGCGCGTGAACGTCAATGGATGACGATGTGGCTTTCAATCCGACAGAATTAGGTTCGATTCCTAACATGCGCGCTAAAAACATTTTAATTATTATAGAAAAAGGATGTAGAAGATAATGATTAATCCAGGCTGAATATCAAGCTAGAGAACCCCCATAACGATAACGAACCCCCTGAACCATGAAATCTAACCTGAACACGGAGAGTTATCAAAATGACAACAACTAAAGAATACGAAGACACTTTTCTCAAAATCAATCGCGACAATCTATCCTATGAACAAAGGAGGATTCGTCGCTCCGAACTAAATGCCAGAAAATGGCTAAAAAAAGCCAAAGACAATCATGATCAATCTTTGCGTGCCCAAAATGGCATAAAGGGCAATCGCAAATATGAATACATTGAAAGGAAGTGGAACCATAATCCAGAGCTTCGCGACCGCCTTTGGTCACATAGGACTAAAGATGTGCGTCCTGAGGCCCGTGCAGCCCATCTGGCGCTTGGTTTTCTCTGGGGCACTCCCTACCGAGCTATGGAGCATGTCGCCTTCCTAAGCCCAAATTGGGCGATTGTGTGGAAGAAAGTCACCAAGCTAGGCGAATTGCCAGATACACAAGAAAATCGTGACAAATTCATGGCTTGGGCTGACATTCCTAGCACTAAGCCAAGAACGGCAGCACCGGGTAGAAATGTTAGTAAAGATTACACCGAACATCTTTCACAACCAAAGCCTAGTATTCTTATTACTCCTATTTTCAAACCAATTGTGCCAGCTGTTGCAGTTCCACCAGTGGATACATCAAAAACACCATGACGCAAGTGCCTGATTATCAGAGGGGAAGAAATGATGGTATTCAATTTGCCATTTCATGGTTGCATGCCCGCGCCCAAACGATGAATGATCCAAAAGCAAAATGTGTACTCAATTCAGCTGGATTTCATTTGGGCCAAAATTTACATAAAGTAAATGCGCCCAAAGAAGAGCCATTGAATATGAGTGAACAATTTCGTCGTTATCAAGAGCTAGAGAAATGACACGTAAGCTAATAGCACTGGTAGTTGTTGGTATCCTCTTTTCAGGATTGATTGGAGGATACTATGTTATGCATCAGAACAACACGATGGAAACAGAGTGGCAGCAATTTAAGAATAAAGTTGGGGATAAAATATCTGGATATATATCTGCGAATGATCTAGAGGCGGAAGGATGGGAAGATAATTTCGCAAAGTTTCTACACAAAGAGTTAAGCACAATTCCTAAATATGAAGAGCTTTGTAGCGGCTGGTCTGTGAATTTCAAACCTGAAGATGGGTCGCTAGTACATATAGATTTGGCCGAACGCCCTATCTATAAATGGCATAGGATTACTATAGGAAAATGACATTTTTTGTGGACATACAAAACTAAACCTTTCACTAGCGAAGATATTGGTGAGAACATCGGATTCGTTTATTTAATAACAAACAATACCAATAACAAGAAGTATATTGGACAAAAGAAATTTGTCTTTAAAAGATCACGAAAAGTACGTGGTCGCAAGAAACATTCTATAACAGAAAGTGATTGGAAATCATATTTTAGCAGCTGTACAGCCCTCCAAGCTGACGTATCCTCATTAGGCGAGAAAGCGTTTTCTCGTGAGATATTACATTTGTGTAAATCTAAAGGAGCGATGAATTATCTGGAATTAAAAATACAGATGGAAACAGACTGCCTTTTGAAACTTGATTATTATAATAATTTTGCTGGAAAAAGAATTCACAGAAAGCACGTCATTAGTTTAACTTAAGAATTGCGTTACATCATGTGATATTGTGAAATATATCTTGATTTGACTTATCGTAAATAATGTAAGTATGTTCCGCATGTCACGACTAAGTATATTCCGCATGTGCCACTACTTTGACATAATTGATTTGTGACTAATATGTAATCTCCGCTTGACTATTAACATAGGTTAATGTTAGTATACTCTAACATTGGGAGCTTACAAAGGCAGAAGAAGGGGAACTATCTAATGTCGTCTCTCAGCTTCACTCCAAAAGCTACAGCCGAAGAAAATAAAACAGAAGGGGAGCGTTGGCTTCTTAAGGCGATTAGCCTAGAAAATGAAAAGAAGTCACCAAAAATGGTTGATATGGCCTTAGAAAGGGCCTGTGCATTTGAAAATGCTTGGTATGATATGGCTCATAAAAAGTAATTGATTTCCTCAGGAAATCACCACCTAAGTACCAAAACCTACCCGAACTAACCCCGACTCTTACTTTGTCGGATGAACAGAATTATTTTGTGATAATATGAAAAGGAAAATGAATATTGCCTCATGCTCATAAAAACCGACCTAGAAAAGGAAGGAGAAAAATGGGAAGTAAAAAACGCAAAGCACGACAGAAGAAGTAAACAGCGAAAACAACAGAAGTAACTAGAGACAACAATCAGGAACAGTTGAGGGGTTCGCTATGTCTATCGTAACGTCACCGGAAGGCTATCCGAACATCTTGCTTGTAAATAATCAAGATGAAGAGTTTTTTCTTGCTAATGGATATGAAGGAGGAAGAAAAAATAAATATATAACTCCTGTTTTCATGACCCAATTGCGTTATCTTTTTGACTATAAACATAAAGACACCAATAGATTCCTCAAACGATTTGGTCAGAATTGGTGTGTTTCAAACGGAATGATTTTCTTTAGAAAGGATTGTAATGCCTCCAAATCCCAAGAGACGAGTCTTCAACAATGTGCCAAATAGCAGTGACCCATCAAAGCCATCTGCAATAAAAGAATTACTTGCTGACGAGCCATTTAATCAAAATGGCGTAGGCTACAATATAGGATCGGCGAGCAACGAGCAGTATTCGTTGCTCGCCATGGACCAGCATAAATTTGTCAAGGCTTTAGAAAGCCAAGGCAAGGAAGTTTTTGCTGTCAATTTCAAGCTAAAGGATTATTTCAAAGGCTCTTTCGTCATGCTTGATACCATTCGGGGTATTGTGCCTGATTTGGCTGTCACGATGATTGATGAAAGCTATATGAAATTGACTCGGCCCGATCTTTTTATGATCGCCTATTATCATAATAACGCTTGGACTTTTAATGTTATTGGAGAAAGCCGGGAACTTTGCAGTCAACTCAAAGATACACTAGGTAAAGACGAAACCAAAGTTCAGCTTTCATGGTGGTTTAAAACCGATGAAGGTTATTTTGATGATCATAGGCTAGAGTTTACCTTCCATCAAACGGCTAGAGATGAATATTATCCCTTCATTAAAGAAGGGCTCGCATCATATCTTCAGGCTTATAAGGAAAGTGAATCTCCTATCTTGCTACTGATGGGTGAGCCTGGATCAGGTAAAACGTCCCTACTCAAGCATTTTATGAAGGAATACAAACTAAATACTGTCGTCACCTATGATTCGGATGTAATGAAGTCTGATTATTTTTACATCCAATATCTAATTGACAACAATAAGCATCTCCTAGTCATTGAAGATGCGGACCTGTTGCTATCATCTCGTGAAGACGATGGCAACAAGACAATGACTAAGCTTTTGAATTTGAGTGATGGTTTGATTAAACTTGAAAATAAGAAAATCATTTTCACCACAAACCTAACTCAGTTCCGAAAGATTGATGGGGCATTGGTCCGCCCCGGCCGCTGTTTTGATGTTATGGAATTCAGAAAACTGAGTTTCCTTGAAGCTAAACAAGCCTGCAAGGCAGCAGATGTTCCCGAAGTAGTAGAAGATAGAGAATATTGTTTAAGCGAGATATTTAATCGCAGAGAACTTTCAGTTTATAGATCAAAGGTTGGTTTTGCTGTATGAGAAAATTAGTTAGTATTCAAAGAATTTCAAAGCTAGAAGTTATTCCAGGCGCAGACAAGATAGAACTAGCAACCGTTAAAGGTTGGAAGGTCATCGTTCAAAAAGGGTTGCATCGTGAAAACGATCTAGTTGCATTTTGTGAACCAGATTCATTTCTGCCTATAGATAAGCGCTATGAGTTTCTGCACAAGAGCGGCTATAAGAAAACGGTAAATCTTGGAGAAGGTTACCGCGTCAAAATCATGAAGATGCGGGGCCAAGTCTCACAAGGTTTGATCTTACCGCTGTCTGATCTACATGAGCTTGAGGATGTTGAGATAGGCGATCTGCTTGGTATTCAGAAGTATGAAAAGCCCATCCCGGTTCATTTAAAAGGTAAAATTCGCGGAAATTTCCCAGATTTCGTTCGCAAAACCGATGAAGAACGTGCTCAGAACCTTCTCAAAGAGATTACCGAGCATATTGAAAAGAAGACCTTGTTTGAGGCATCCATCAAACTAGATGGTAGCTCTATGACAGTTTATGTCAAGGAAGATTCTCGTCTTGGTCCCATTTTAGAAACTGTGGGCGTCTGTTCTAGAAATTGGGATTTGGATGAAGAAACAGATAGTATGGATGGTCCAGGCCGCGCCTCCAAAAATGCATTTTGGACTTGTGCAAGAGAACAGGCCCTAGTTGACAGTATTAAAGTCGCAAAAGAATGTCTTGGCCATGACCTTGCATTCCAAGGCGAATTGATGGGTCCAGGTGTTCAGGATAACAGAGAAAACATTTTAGGATTTGATTTCTATCTTTATCATATATGGGATATTAATGAACAACGCTACCTGTCTCCGGTAGAAAGAAAGAATTTGTTATTGGCTTTATCCAAACGCAGATATCATGTTAACCATGTTCCTGTGCTTGGTGTTTTTTCTTTAGATACAATTTGTAAACCACATTCCATTATTGATGATCTTACTAAGTACGCAGATCGGCCTTCTCTAAATAAAGAAATTGCGGCCGAGGGAGTTGTTTTTAAAGCTATGGATAGTGACTTTTCATTCAAGATCATTAACGCAAGTTTCTTACTAGAGGAAAAAGACTAAAACAAATGACGACAGAATCCAATAATCATGTAGAGAGCAATCCTTTTAAAGGTGTTGTTATTAACAACGCAAAAAGCGGATGGCTTTGTCGCGGATGCAAAACAATGTGGAATCCAAATATGGAAAAATGTCCTAAATGCACTGTGGAAGAATCTGAACCAAAAGATACAAAACAGTTGCTCCTTGAGTAAAAATACTCATTGACTTTTCTGTCGCACCCTTATAACATTGTGACGTGAGTGACAACAACAGCGACAAAACTCAAATGTCGCTAATGGGAGAATCCAAATGAAAACGCTTATGGCTGTTTCTGTGACGGCATTGATGTTCGCAATAGTACCAGCAAACGCTGGTACACCAAATCTAGATGCCAAATCAATGGAACAACGGTGTCTGGCAAACAAATTCAAACAGTATCGGCCTAGCTATTGCGATGAGCCAACATCCCCAAAACTCAAAGGTCCACGTCGCGATAAAGCTCCAGATTTTCGTCGGGAAAGGGATGATGATCTGTTCTTTTTTATTCCGAACCTTTTTGGAAAGATTGTGGATGACACAGGTCGCGCTGTAGATAGAATACTTTCCGAACTTCCAAATCCTCTGGATGACTAGATGCCGAGAGTTGTCTACCTTTCAGATACACACCTAGAAATAAATGGACTTGGGCGACTCAACTGCAATTTTGCGGAAGGAGATTATTTGGTCCTAGCTGGGGATATTTTCAATGCGTCTATGACTGATCCTCGGCGCACCGATAAAGATGCCCGCCAGTTTAAAAAAGCAGTTGAGTATCTGAAAAAGAACGTCTTTCCGAAGTACAAGAAAGTCTTCAAAGTAATGGGAAATCACTCCCATTACTCTGGAGTCTTTGATAAAACAGAAACAATACTGCGAACGTTTTTCAATGATATACCAAATCTCTTTATATTGGAAAATAATGATGTTTATTCAGATGGTGTGCTTTTCATGGGCTGCACGCTTTGGACTAGCTTCTTTAATGGCAGTCCAACAGCGATGTTACAATGTCAGAGTGGAATGAATGATTATAGATGGATTCTTCAAAAAGCATATGAGGATTTAAATTACATAGAACGTGCCGCTTGGAACAGAAATAAACCTGTTATTACACCTGAGTTTATTCTAAATGTGCATAGAGAATCCGTAAACTATCTGACAAAAACTCTAGAAAAATTTAATGATTTACCTACGGTGGTTATTACTCATCATCCTATGTCTTTCCAAAGTATCAAGAATAGGTCTGATCCGCTAACACCAGCTTTTGCGTCTGACCTGGATCAATTAATTTTAGATAATCCGCAAATTAAGTATCATGTTCATGGTCATACACATTACACGAAGAAATATAAAATAGGCGAAACTCAAGTCGTCTCAAACCAGTGTGGTTACTATGCTGAGCCATGCTATTATCAATTCAAACCGGACCAATATTTTGATGTTGAAGGCTACAAAGAAAGTTTCAAAAAAACGCCTGCGTCTGCGGGAGCAGTTGCGGCGAATAATTCCAACACACATAATGGACCTGACCTTTTACAGTGATAATACAAAGCTCATAGATTTTATTAAAACACTTACTGAAGAATATAATAAAATCCCTGACGAATATAAAGATACAGCGACCATACGTGAAGAATGTGGTTATGGGGATGATCCCCCAAGTTATTATATTGCTTGGAATCGTACAGAAAGTGATGAAGAGGTAGACCAACGTATTGATATGTTAGAAGCATCTGGAAAAATAGATGCAAAAAGACGAAAAGATAATGAAATAAAAGAATATGAAAGATTGAAGAAAAAATATGGATAATTGTTGGTGGGGTTTCCATAAGTGGTCTAAATGGATCACTTATACTTGGAAGGGAAAAGCGCGAGATAATTTCAGTCAAGAATATAACATCACACGAACACATCAATCGCGTATTTGTGATTTTTGTGGTAAAGAAGAGCATAGAGTTGTAGAGAACGGAGCAGGAGCTAGACATGGTGAATCAGGAGACGTTTAATAAACTCACTGCGCTGCAAAGAGACTTGATTAATGAGTTAGTTCATGCTATGTCATTTGACCCGTCATCATCCCCGTTCAGAGTAATAAATGATGCTATGGAGCTATATTGGCCAACTTCTCAACGAGGTAAAGAAATGGATAGAAGCACCATTAAAGACGCCCTCAAACAATACAACAAAATCCGAGCGCTCCCAGACAGAGCCTAACATGTTCAAGAATATCTACATTAATTTAACGGGGCCAATTTGTACCTGTGATGAAGAAAAATTGTCATGGTTTATTACATATGTAGAAGTCCCTGAAGGTCTACAAGCTTCTTTAGGATTTCAATGCCAAGAATGTAAAACTCGTCATATTGTTGGTCCTGGACTTTTCAAAGCTAGATTTGTTTTTGATAAACCTTATCCTGGAAGACAAACCAAACCACCACCTAAAACAAATGTAGTGCAATTGAGTGTAGTTCCCAAAGAAGATGAGGAAGTGAAAGAAGATGAGCCTACCGTCCCTACCTGATATTTGGCTAATTGCTGATACCCATTTTGATCATAAGAACATAATAAAGTTTGTTGGTTTAGATGGAAATCCTATTCGCCCTGGATTTAGTTCCATTGAGGAGATGAATGAACACATTATCCAGAAATGGAACTCTGTTGTTATGCCAGAGCACAAGGTCTATCATTTGGGTGACTTTGGGCAAACAGAGTTTGCGAAACGTCTGAATGGTAAGAAGCGGCTGATTCTTGGAAATCATGATACTAATTTCAAAGGGCTGATCGGTCCATTCCAGAAAGTCATGGCCGCCCGCACCTTCAAAGAAGACGGTATCAGGTTTATTCTTACTCATTATCCTATCAATTTTGAAGCCGATAACGTTCCTGGAAAGATGCCTATATCCTTTAACGTTCATGGTCATATTCATGAAAAACTTGTAATGAATGGAAACCAACCCGACAAGAGATACATCAATCTTTCAGTTGAGCAAATTAATTATACACCAGTACATATCCAAGATGTAATAAAAGAAATGAAAAAGCGGCTTTCTTACTAGCTTAAGTTGTGCTACAGTATTTAATCCTGTTTTCAAAACAATGGAGAAAATTCGGTGGCTAAAACTCGCAAAGAACGCACTGCCGAACTTTTGAAGATAGTGAAACGTCAACCTAGTATAACACTTCAAAGCTTTATGTTTTTCATTCTTATGGGCACCTTAGCTTTTTCAATATTGAAAGTTATCCAGATGCTATATACTACAGGAATTATCGTCAAATAGGAGATATGGCTATTACTAACGATGAAGAAGAGCTTTGCTCTAAGTATAATTTGCTAGTCATAAAGGAATTGGTTTCTTTCACAGCTGAAACGACTAATTCGTCTTCACAACTTGTCAAGGCCCGCAAAATATTAGCTTTGATTGAAAATATTCAGAATCCACCAATGTCTCCAGCAGTCAGTATAATGGATTACATCTAACTCCTCATTACATAATCGTAATGAACTCAAAACTATTTTCATCACCCCTTAAAAATCTTATTGACTGAAGCCATGCTTTATTACATAATAGTAACGTACTGAAGAGGTTATGGGTCTAGCACTATAGGTCTAGTGATAATGGCAAGTCAACCAAGAACAAGAAAACAGGAGAGAGTGCCATTTCTATTGACAATGGGGTGTATATCCTCAAAAGCCTAAGGGAAGAAAGCCCAAAGGACACGCCTGCCTATGAATACCGAGTGCAGATCATTCACGCAATCGGGAACATTTTCAAAGACATGAGATATTTGTTTAATGCATTTGAAAATGCCGAAGTCTATACCTCTCAGGATTTGGCTGAGAATGCCGCAATTGAATTGGATAATCAACACTTTACAGAATACGACGTATTACTAATAAGTAGCTTTTCACACTATACCTGGAATCGAATCAAGGAACTATCAACTGTTGAACTGGAGAACGTAGCATGACTGCAAAGAAGACTACCATTAAAGGCCCTCTTCCGCGCTCTGAAATTATCAAGCTGCTGAAGAAGGGTGAGCATCTTATCACCTATAAGAAGCAATCTACACGCAAGGTGGATAAGATGTGGATGACATTAGAGAAAGACAGATTGCCGTCTGATTTTGATGGCAAGTATGGTGGTGCCAATAAAGAAGTGATCGTAGCCTTAGACACGATCAAAAACGGTTGGCGCTCTTTCCGAGTGGACGCATTCAAGTCTGCTGAGCCTCTATAAAAAGGCTTGGTTGTAGGTGACTAGCAGAAACGCTGTGGAACCTTCTTTTTTTTATTGGAGTGGATAATGACGACTGTTTGTTATCGTGACAAAGTATTAGCCTCGGATTCTCAAGGTTGTCAGGGCACATATTATGGAGGATCGTTTCAAAAAATACATCAAGTAAATGATGTTATTGTCGGAACGGCTGGAAAACTTGATGAGGGGACAAAGTTTATTAAATGGTTAAAACATTTTAAACCATTTAGACCAAAACATCCCCCAAACCGATTTAATTTTGATGATATGCAAGCACTTGTTGTTGATTCGGAAAATAATATATGGTATTATCACAATCATATGTATCCAGTCAAAGTTAAAGATATATTTTTTGCAATTGGTTCCGGCCGATTTGCTGCTATGCCAGCCATGGAAGCTGGAGCATCGGCTGTAGAGGCTGTGAGAATTGCAATGAAGTATGATACCCAAACTGGAGGAGATATTCAAACACTCTCATGTTCCAAGCAAAATTAATAGCACTAACACAACCAACTGAAGATTTTAAAGCTGAAACCGGAGCCGAGAACGCAGAGGATATTATCTCTTATTGCGCTCGTGTTTCTAATCCAGCTAACCAAGAAAATTTTGATACTTCCGCAAAGCTCTTGACTTTCTGTATGAGGAAAAAGCATTGGTCTATTTTCCAGATGGGGCATCTCATTATGAAAATCCAATGCACAAGAGATATCGGCCGGCAGATTCTAAGACATAGGAGTTTCAGTTTTCAGGAATTTAGTCAACGTTATGCTGCCGTGAATACAGATGATTTTGTTATTCGTGAAGCCCGTTTGCAAGATGTGAAGAATCGGCAAATGTCTGTTGAAACTGATGATGTGTTTCTGAAACAAGAATGGGAAGTGTATCAATGGGAAGTGGTGCGGGCAGCAAAGCGAGCATATCAGTGGGCTCTAGATAACAAAATCGCTAAGGAACAAGCCCGTGTGGTGCTGCCGGAAGGGCTTACACCATCAACCATGTTCATGGGTGGTTTGTTACGTGATTGGATTTTCTTTTGTACAGTGAGAATGAGAGAAGGAGAAACACAGAAAGAACACGTTGAAGTCGCGAAGTCTTGTTGGGATATTCTCAAGAGAGCATATCCTTTTCTGGAAACTGTGAACATCGGAGATTATCAATGACTGTGACTGTAATGCATAAAGAAATGCAAAAACAACTTGGTATTGTGGATAAGCTTATTGCCTACTATGAGGAAAACCCGAAACGTTGGGTTCGTCATACAGGGCGGAAAGAAAATGCAAAAGGGCAGATGCTTGGATGCTGTATCGCTGGCGGTATTGCTCATTTCGCTAAACATGATACAATGCTGACTCTTGATATCACAACTAAGATGCAAAAACTACTTGATACCGGGTCAATAGTGATGTGGAATGATACCGTTTGTAAAAATGCCAAACAAGCAATTTCATTTTTGAAGAAGACGAGTAAAGCGTTCAGGAATGAAATCAGAAAAGGATCGTAAGTGGTTAGCTGTAGCAGAAGTTTTTGCTACCAAGTTTTCCAAAGACCCTAGTACAAAATGTGGAGCCATTATAGTTGATAAAAGAAATAGGATTGTCTCTATCGGCTATAATGGTTTCCCTTCTAAGATTACAGATCATCCTGCTTTATTGCATGATCGGCCAAGGAAACTAGAACGAACGATTCATGCTGAGCTAAATGCCATTCTAAATGCTACGGTTTCATTAGAAGGATGCACGCTTTATGTGCATCCCATGCCATGCTGTAGCCAATGCGCATTGTGTATTATTCAAGCTGGTATAGAAAGAGTGGTGGCACCCAACTTTTATCCAGACAGATGGAGAGAGTCTTTTGAATTGGGTAATCAACTTTTTCGTGAGGCGAAAGTAGATTACTGTTATTATGGAAAAGAATAATGAAGGTTGAAAAAGAAATTACTATACCAGAAAGAAAAGCAATAGTTATTGATTATTATCTTTGTGAGTTTTGTAAGAAAAAGATAAACGAACATCCTAAATCCTATGAACGATATGAAGTTGAAGTTGTTTGTGAGAAAGGAACTAATTATCCTGAAAGTGGTTGGGGGGATAAAACAATCTTAGATATATGTTATGATTGTTTTTTTCAAAAGTTGGTGCCTTGGGCATACTCGCAAGGGGCATCTGTTAGAACTGAAGAATGGGATTATTAATGATGCAAGTGATATCTAGAAATGAGCTACCTAGAAAAGTATGGCAGATAACAGAATTAATGGAAGGATTAAGAGAACCAAGAGATAAGGTTGAACGCAACTTTATTAAATATCATAAAGATAATCCGATAGTTTTTTCACTGTTTGATAGATTTTGTCACGATGTAATATCTTTGGGTTATAATGAATATTCACCGTGGTTTATTATGAATCGGGTGCGATGGGAAACTGATGTTGTAATTAGAGATAGTGCAACTCAATTCAAAATTTCTAATGATTATATTTCTTTATATTCTAGATGGTGGATGGAAAAGAACCCAAAACATCTTGATTGGTTTGAAACGAATATCAGAAAATCTGAACAAATGATACTAGATCAAATAGGAGCGATGATAGAATCCAGAGCAAAAAGTAGAAAAAATGACAATTGTTATTAACTTATTTGGAGGACCAGGCGCCGGCAAATCCACAACCGCAACTGGTGTTTTCTCTAGACTTAAGCAAGCAGATGTTTCATGTGAATATGTTTCCGAATATGCTAAAGACCTTGTTTGGGAAGGCACAACGGAACTTCTAAATAACCAGATACATGTCTTTTCTGAGCAGTTTCGCCGTCAATGGCGCTTGATGAATAAAGTGGATTATATTATTACAGACAGCCCAATTCTTTTGTCAGCAGTGTATTTTGAGTTTTGGTTTGAACGACAACAGAAGCCTAAGTTTCTAACTAATACTTTCGCAAAACAAACAAGAGAATATTTTTTAGCTGCATTCCATCAATTTGACAACATCAATTTTTATATCACACGCACAAAACCATATCATCAGATTGGTAGAATGCAGACAAAAGAAGAGGCACAATTAGTTGATCATGCTGTGTTGAAATACTTAGGAGAAACAAAAACAGAATTTGAAATCACTAATTCTCAGGCAGCAATTGAACGTGTGTCTGGTGAAATTTTTATGAGAGAGATTCACATCCAAGCGCAAAAAGAAGAGGAAGAAGAATAAAAAAATGCCATGTAGTAGTGATGGATATGAGGATGAAGATCGTTATACAAGAGAAATGAAAACCGAACTTGACATGGTTACTCGTATACTTTGTGAAGTTCTAACATTTTATGAAAACGAAGGTAGAGTTTATTTAAGTAAAGAAGCAAAGGAATGGTGGGACAATCATAAAGCAAACGACCTGCGACGTATTGCTCATGAAGAATGGGTAAAAGAACAGGAAAAAAGGAGAGATATGAAAACAATTATTGAACTCAAAACGAAATGGAATTTAGACTAATATGGGAATCGATTGGAACGAGATTTCAGAAAAGGCTAATGGCGGCACAGAACTTATGTGTCGTTATTTGGAGAAGTATCTAGATAAAGAGCTTCTTGATAAGTATCAGATTGTTCCATCTCGGGTAAAGAATCCTCTAGATGAAACGAAGCATCGTGTATTCTATGCCCATGATCTTCCAGGTGACCCAGAATCCCAACATCTAGAAAATGGTGGATGGGATAAATGGCATCGTATTGTTTTTGTTTCACACTGGCAACAACAAGCTTATATTAATCATATGAATCTTCCTTGGCACAAAACAGCTGTGCTTCAGAATGCTATTGACCCTATTGCTGCCGCTGAGAAGCCGAACGATGTTGTCAGGATCATTTATCATACAACACCGCATCGTGGCCTAAACATTCTTGTTCCTGTCATAGAAAAACTTGCCGAAGAATACAAAGAGAAAATTCACCTTGATGTTTATTCATCTTTCGCAGTTTATGGATGGGAAGAAAGAAACAAGCCATTTGAGGAACTTTTCAATAAAATTCGTAATCATCCTAATATGACTTATCATGGAGCAGTTTCTAATAAAGATGTACATGAGGCGTTGAGAAAGGCCCATATTTTTGCCTATCCATCTGTCTGGCCGGAAACGAGTTGCATTTGTCTTATGGAAGCAATGAGCGCTGGACTTCTTTGTGTCCATCCAAACTATGCGGCACTACCAGAAACCGCTGCCAATTGGACTCACATGTATCAGTTTCATGAAGATGCCAATGCCCATGCCAGAACTTTCTTTGGTGTTCTGAAAGACGTTATTGATTACGTTCTTTCTGATAACTACAAAGACGATGTTAAACTCAAAGGACAAAAGAGTTATGCTGATCTATTCTATTCTTGGGATTTACGCAAGATTCAATGGGAGAATTTTTTGAACAGTTTTTCTCATGAATCAACGGAGCTAAAGAAGGCTCCAATGTTTGTCTACAAAACTTAGGATTAGAAATGCGCACTTGACAATGCACCAAATTTATGCAAAAATGGTTGAGTTGTTGAGCGGAGAGCACCGATGTCAGCCAGCCCACAAGCCATCTCTGATATATTGGTTGAAATTGAAACCAGACTTGATGTTTTCTATAATGCTAACTTTGATTATAGTGCTATTAGTTTTAACAAACCACTAACTGTCATATTTGCGGAAGCAGGAGTGGGCCGGCGTCAAGCTCATGCTATCTTGCAGCGCTATCTTCCTCTTTTGAAGGAAGTATATGATGTGACTTATGAACCTGAAAAGGATGCTGAGTTAACAGAAGCTTATGGAAAGAGAACAAAACAACAACTAAAAGATTACAGCCAATTCGTCTTTGATTTTTGTGGAGAAATCAGAGATTATATGGAAGCAAAGCCAGAGAAAAGAAAGAAAAAAATAAAGTCGGCCAAAGATTTGACACAATTAGTTCAATGGCAAAAAGAAGATACTACACTTAAAATACGTTCTATTGATCCATCTGAAATCATTGGGGCGATAGGATTACTTTGCTACAATACTAAATACCAGACAGTAGCTTTATTCTTGGCCAAGCCAAATGAAGCACTGTCATTTAATAGGACGACACTTATAAACTTTGATGAAGGAAAATCTCTAATAAAGATACTGGATAGTGCGCTAATCTCGCGTATGATGACAGGTAATTTTCAATACGTTATAGAGTATGTCAAAAATCATCCATACACTCCTCGTCATCTTACAGGCCGCATCGGTTCCAACACCTTGCTTCTGAGAGTCTTCAAATGACAGACAAACCAACGACTGGCAAAGTGTCAATCAAGCCCTACAAGTGTGATACTTGCGGACATGAAGCCGAGTTTTCTACAAATCATTGGGGAAGAATTTATAATACACCTTGTAGAGGTTGTGGTCCATCTCGTTCTTGGTCATGCACAGAACCATGCCCCCCAACACATGATTTACCTCCAGAATGGAAGAGTGTAAAACTTAGAGATATTATAGGCAAAGGAACCAAGCATTGAAATTGAGTATAAGTGAAATCCTACAAAAAGCTGATAATCTACCATCTAAAAAAGAAAAGATTGCGTTTCTGAGACAACAATCCAATAAACCTTTCCTAGAGGTTATTCGTCACTTTCTTGATCCAACTATCAAGTTTCTATTACCAGAGAAGGTTACTTACAGCTTCAATGAATTTACGGATTGTGATAGCGTTCTTTATACGAAAGCGCGGGAACTGTATCTATTCGTTGAAGGTGGACACCCAACACTCAAACAAGATCGTCGTGAGAAGCTATGGAGGCTCTTTCTAGAGGCTCTGGCGCCGGCTGATGCTTTATTGATGCTGGAGCTACGAAAAAAAGAACTACCATACAAAACAATCACTGTAGACCTAATCAATGAAGCGTTTCCAGGATTAATAACAACCCAAACAGAAAAGGAAAATACGAACTAACTCATGTCTAAAAGTAGAAATCGTTATAGCTATGACGAAAACGGTTATGACGAATATTATAACAAGAAAAGAAGATTTCAGAATCGTCGCAAATATGCAAAAATAAAAGCCGCAAATCGCAGAAAAAATCTAGAATATAGAGAAAGTGATAGCGACAGAGAAGAATATTACGAGGAGAATTACTAACGTGTGTGTTTATTGTGCTACTGGTGATTGGCCTTGGAGACACGATCCTCCTTGGTATCCGCAGCCTGATCCGCGTCTTCCGCCTCCAGCAATATGGCCTCAACCACAGCCATATCAACCTTGGGACGTTGCTAAGCTAAAAGAATATCTAGAGCTTTTAAAACAAATCAAGGCTCTGGAGGATCAAATAGGAGGATGCCCCTGTCCAGAAGAAAGAGATAAACCAGATCATATCAAAATTCTTCAAGATAGAGTTGATGAGCTACAGGGTAAAATAGCCAAGGTCAAAGAAATTGTTGCAGATTGCCCCTGTGGTAAGACAGATTGCAAGTGTGGAGGCAATTGTTCATGCCAACCTACAAATTCTTAAATCATCAAACTGGTGATGTTTGGACCGAATTCATGTCCATTACTGCTATGGAAGAGTTTCTAAAAGAATGCCCATTTGTTGAGCAATTGGTATATGGTGCACCAGCTATTGTTTCTATGACTGGAACTAAGCCAAAAATAGACGATGCTTTTAAGGATAAATTGAAAGAAATTAAAAAGCGTAACCCAAGGAATACCATAAATACATACTGAAGAGGAGTAACTTCTATTAGGCAAAAACGTTTGACTAAAAAAGAAAAAAAAGCATTACTAACAAAGGCCACGCCTAATACTTCACTTAAACTTCTTACTATAAGACCACTTACTAAAAATCAAGAATTATCATTTGACGCATTTTATGATAACAAACATTTATTTTTACATGGAGTCGCAGGGACAGGGAAATCATTAGTTTCCCTGTTTCTTGCTTTGGATCAAGTGTTATCTGGCCTCTCTGTTCAAAACAAAGTCATTATCGTAAGGAGTGCTGTTCCTAGCCGAGATATAGGATTTCTGCCGGGCAGTGTCAAAGATAAAATTCGCGAGTATGAAGCTCCTTATCGGGGTATTTGTACAGACTTGTTTCAACGTGGCGATGCTTATGATATTCTGAAAAGTAAAAACATTATAGAATTTATTTCAACCTCATTCGTTAGAGGATTGACTATTCGGGATTCTATTGTTATCCTTGAAGAAGTTCAAAACATGTCTTATGGCGAGATTTACAGCGTTCTTACACGTATGGGTAGGAACTGCCGTGTCATCATTTCTGGTGACTATAGACAATCTGATCTAGAGCGTTCTGGTGTTCAGAAGCTCATTCGTGTTGTCAAAAAAATGAAATCCTTCAGCGCAATTGAATTTGGAATACCAGATATTGTTCGGTCGGATTTTGTAAGAGAATTAATTATAGCTTCAAATGAAGATGATAAATGTTCACGCATAACTTATTCCCCAGAACAGAACTAATAAGCTTTGACGATAGAAATGGAAGGCATTATCACCTGCCTGATGGAACAATTGTAGATTCCGTCACAACACGATTATCTAAAACCAAAGAGCTTCCACAAGAATGGATTGCCAAATGGAAGAAACGAGTTGGAGAACAAAAAGCCAATCAAATTCAGACGCAAGCTTTGGCGCGAGGCAACGCAATTCATAATCTTGCTGAAAAATACCTACTAAATGATCCTGATTATGCTAAAGGCGTAATGCCTATTAATCTATCTGACTTTATCAAGATTCGTGATATTCTTGATAAAAACGTTACAGAAGTGCATGGTATTGAAATCCCTCTTTATTCATATGAGTACAAAACAGCCGGTCGCGCTGATCTGTATTGTTTATGGGATCATAAACCAACAATCGTAGATTTCAAGACAGCTAAAAAACCAAAAGAAGAAAAAGATATTCTTGGGTACTTTCTTCAGGCCACAGTGTATGCCTTGATGGCTGGATTGATTTATATTCCCACCAGACAAATCGTTATTATCATGGTTGTTAGTAATGAGCATCCCCAAGTTTTTGTGAGAAATATTGAAGAATTTATTCCTCTAGTCACAAAGATATTCAAGGATGGCAAATAAAGAAATCAAAGTTTACACAAGATATTACAATCCAAAGATATCTAGAGATGAATTGAAGTTCGCCACAAAATTTATGTATAGTCTATTGGTTTCCACAAGAATTCATAATAAGACTATTATCTGGGTTGAATCCAAACCAATTTTTGATAAAGAACAATTGGATGGGTTGACTTATGTAAAATATGATTCTGGGTTTCCTTATCGCCCAAAAAAGTTTCGGATCGTTTTGAATTCCAATCCCGGT